GTACGCATTTTGTGTACTTTAGTAATCCAACCTTCTTCTACTAAATGACCACAGTTTTCCATAAACACATCATAAAAAGATTTTAAATGATCATGTTCACCGGCTGTACCTTCAAAGGTATCAACAATATGAAATTCAAATTTTTTATTAAGTTCCTTGAGCCGTGATCCAAGAAAGTTGGTGCTCTTTCCAAGCAAACAGCCGAGTTCTATAAAGCGACTGCCTTCTGGAAGCTTGTGAGCAATCATCTCATAGGTTTCCATATAATTAAAATAGCCTGGTATTTCAAACCAAAGTTTAGACATTTATTTCTCCTTTTTTTTATAATTACTTTTTCGGTATAACCGCACCCGTGAATAGTTTAGGGGCGATGACGTTAACATCTCGACGAATATCTTCGGTAGTAGTATCAGTATTAGGATCGGCAATATCGCTATTGGCATGATCCTCTGAATCATATTCCACCCCTGTTCGAGTGTTGGTAATCGTAGTTTCGACCTTACAGCTATAAACAGGGACTTGATTGCCCTCGATATCGTATTCATAGCGTAAGATGACTGGTTCATCTATAATTTTTGCCATATTCTATTTTTACAGAGATTTTAGCTAGAAATCAATGCTTTTACTATAGTCAAAGGCAATAAAATCATCAGCATATTTATCCAATACACGTTCAATTCTTTCCTTTGTGTAGAAGCTTTTGTAGTCAAATTCATGATGAGTGCGGTAATTACCTTTGTTGTATGCTTTCAAAGGTCTTTTTTCCATGTTAAATTTTTCTTCTATTTCTCGTAAATCTTTCTTTAGTTGTTCTACTTTAACGACTTTATTAATATCACATAGATAAGGTTCAAGATATTCAACCAAAGGAATGACATGTGTTTTATTATGAGTATTGATAATTTTACTGAAATCTTGGTCTAAAAAGTATTCAAAAGATGAATCTTTTGGTATCCAACAAGATCGTATTGATTGTTGCCAACAAGAAACAGCACGAGTAAAAGGATTACGGACAGTCGTAAAAAGATAGTGACCATACTCAATAGCTTTAGCAACCTTTATATCATTAGGGGGTTCTGTTAAAAAACGTTGATTAAAAGTGCTTCCTGTCTTTGGTCCCATCCAAGCATTCACGGTACTCGAAGCTGTCTTCGCCGTTCGAACGTACAGTAAGGACATTATTTGTAGGATTTCTTTGACCAAAAACGTCTTTTGTAATTATCGCCAATGTTTTGAAACCACTTAATAAAGCTTTTTGGTGGATGTTCCTCGGTCTCTTTTAATGTCTGCGTAGTCATCTTCCATTTTTCCCTTTTAAACGGAATCACCATTACCATCGGATCTCCTGCTTTTATTACTCGTCTAGTGTAAGGATCCGCAGTCCAATAAAAAGGAAAGTTTACACCAAGGGGATATTGATCTGTGTCCACTACGCCTGTTATCAAATCAAAAGGTAAGACATGATTTGAAGGGGTAACAAATAAACAACTATAGCCAGGGGGAGTTGTAATAGTCCACGGGTTTAAAAATTTAAATACAGAGTCAACAGTTCTTTTTGGATTTCTTAATTCTGGATCCATTTGATTAGAAGTGTGCTCATCTACTCCATATAAAGATTTAATGTATCTCTCAGGTAAAAGTCCATGAATATTAAAAAAAGCTTGTTTATTTTCTTTATCGTAAAAATATTCAATATCCACTGGATGTGGAATAATATAGCCCATAGTCAACGCATCCAAAAAAGGAATACATCTTTTAACTGTAGGCTTGCTCTCAGTGTCAATAAAAAGTTTATGTTTTTTATATGCTTGAGGAACGTGTGTAAGAGAAGGTTTTGGTTCTGGTATAAATCCTCTCAAAGGAGAACTAAATTTAATATTTTTTTCTAACATTATGTTACAAAGAAGTTACAAGAAAAAATTATTCTTTTATCATCTTCATTGAGTTCTACTTCATGAGGCACATAGCCTGGAAAAATAACAAATTTTGATTTTTTTGGAGATATCTTTATTGATTCTCTAGTTGTATATGGATAACCAGGAGAAAAGAAAACTGTTTTAGAAGACTTCTCAGTACATTGAAGATAGAAAATTAAAGAGAAACAATTTTTTTCTAAACGATGAACATGTAATAAGTGATGACCATTTTTTCTATAAGCTTGAATCCAAGATTCAGTTATTTTAAATGTATTTTTTTCTAATACATTTTTTGTAAAGATATCTATAAATTTTTCTATATGGTGTTTTAAATCTTTTAATCCTTCTTCTTTTAATATCTGTTCAATTTCATAATATGTCGTGTACATTTTGTCTTCATTAAATTTTATTGTATTAACAAAATTTAAGGTAGAAGATGTTTCAAAATCTGTCTCAATTTCATAAACAATTGTTTGAAAGACATTTCTCTTGATTTCTAAAGAATTCATTTATTGTTGTATTAATCCTCTGTTCACCTCTAGAATAGAAACAGTCCCACTCACGGTGGTATTACTTGTACTACTTAAAACAAGAGTATCACTCTCTTCTAAAATAATAGGACCTTTGGCTATATTACAAATCGTTGGTCCTGAGATATTAGCATAGGCTATCTGAGTAGCAGTGTTAGAATTACTACTGTCAAAAACATAAGCTCGAACAATGGCACTTCCTCCTGTGTTAGTAATTTGTATATTTTGAATAATCGCACGAGTTAAAGTATCCGTGGCATAGATAACTGTATTAGCAGTATCAGTAGGATTAAAGAATGCGTTTTTATAAATATTAGCCATTTGTTGTATCGTACCATTTTAAAGAACCAATAACGCCATCATTATTGGATGCACCTTTAGCACATAAAGTTAGTGTGTCAGATGCACCTGCTATTGTTTGTCCAAGTTGATATTCAAAATTAAAACCATCTCCAAAGTTTTCAATAGAAACTCCTTTACCTGATAAATAAGTTCTATTAATAATCGTTCCTCCTGTTATGGTTTTAGTACCATCTAAATCATACTCTATATTATCAGAATAACTTGTATATGAAAATGCTGTTGAAGGAGTTGCGTTTTGTCTTAACTGTACTTCAAAATCAGAGTTAGCTACAGCAGAAGCTATAAAACCTTGAGGAATAATAAGTGCGTAAGGTCTTCCTGATTTAATTTTAATAGTTCCTAAATTATAAAATGTACCCGCTGTTGTTAAAGTAACTCCCGCTAATGAAGCAGTTCCAATCGATTGAATAACTCCTTGGGGAGAATAGCCCCCTTCAATCATACAAGAAGAACATACTTGTTGTAATGTTGCTGCACCTGAAATAGTTCCTGTTGTTTCTATTTCATATCTAATAGGTAAGTTTGCAGTTTGCATATAAACAGTATCTAAATTATTAGCATTATAAAATGTATGTGCTGTAATAAATTTACCATCTATTACAAACCCCACTCTGACACTTCCCATACCCAACCATTCATAATCCGTAAATAAGATAGTAGCTTTGTCTACATTTAGATCATATCCAGATGCACCTGTACCATCGAGTTTATCACCATTCCATTCTGATTGAGATTTTTCCGTATCGGCTGGTGATCCTGATGTATAAGTGCGTCTTACAATTTTAAGTGTTGTACCATCTGCCATAAAAAATATTCCATTATTAGCATCAAAAGTTCCCACTTTTTGTTTTAAATTTGCTTCAGGAGTTTGCATAACAAATGTATTAAATATAAATAATGATTTGCCAGGTTGGTAAGACATCACTCTTTTTGATTGTCTTATGACTTTATCACCACTTGCTGTGGTTACATTTAAATTAACTGTAGATTTATTTGATGTGTAAGTAACAGTTCCGTTATTAGTTAAATCTTCATCAAAGAGATCATTTTTTGACATTACATTTGTACTATCAAAAATAGTAAATGGCTCGGATACTCTTAGTCTGCCAAATGCATCATAAGCCGTGGATCCATCTCCCCCACCGATAACGGTTGGTTCTATATTAACATTATTACAACTCATCGACTAAAGTACCATGCCTCTGCTTCGGATTTGTTTTCAGAGTCCACTGTATAGGTTGTGTTTAATTGTTGAATCAACGCCTCTAAAACACGAATTAATTCATTAAAGTTCTGAGCTTGATACTCAGGTGTCGGATCAGGGAATCTTTGTAGGGTTAATTTAGCCATATCTAATTGTATACACCAACACTAACAACTATTCTAGGATTTAATGGTATTGCTGAATGAACCACATCTCTAGGTATTGTAAGAATATCACCTTTTTTTACTAAAAAATAATGTTGTTCTTTTTCTGTATAAACATTATACACAACATCGCCATAAACAGGTATTAAAAAAACAGTCATGGTATCGACATGATTTGGAGTAATTCCTCTTTTAGAAAAAGATGCGAAAACATAAGTATCTATTTTTTCTCCATTATAGTTAAAAATATTTTTCACAGCAGATTCAAAATCTTGTCCTACTTTAGTTGCTTGTAAATTTCTTAATTTACAAGAATGTTCTCCCACAGATGTAAACTGTTCTTCATTTCTATCTGCTAGAAAAAATAAACGATTGAAATCAAAAGGTTCTAAAAAATTTACTACATCCCTACGAAGATTTACTTGAGTTATATCTAGTTCTAGTTTTTCTTTAAATTCTATCAATTATCTTCTGCCATCAGGCTGAACATCAAAACGCATGGTGCCTAAACGCCAAGCTGTGCCTGTTGTGTTAGATACAATATTTGCTGTGAACTGTCTTCCTCTACCCCGTAAATCTACCTTTTCTGTTCCAGAGGTAAAGCTTGTAGATTTAGTCACGGCATTTGCATCATTAGGATATCGTAAAAATTCAAAGTCTAAATTCAACGTACCACTTTGGTTTTGTACATCAGGTATTAGTTTAGAGACAAAAGAGAAATCATCACCTTGTCCTATTTGAACAGCACCTGATTTTAAGTAAGCTTCCATCGCTTGACCGTCAGCATCATTGCCTTGTTCGTGTAAATAGATTTGTGTTGCACCTGAAGTTAGTCCTAGAATTGTTTCATTGTTGGCAGTTGTATTACCTAGGTATTGTGTGGCAATAGGATTATCATAAGTTTCTCGATCAATCCAAGATGTACGAGCCAAGGTTCCTGTCCACCAAGTACCTTCTTGGTAATTATAAGCAACAATTGCATTGATTTGATCCGAACCTGTTCTAGCATAAAACCAAAGGATTTCATTGAACTCACCATTATGACCGGCAAAAGCATTCTCCGAAGCGGTTTGATTCAAATTGTTAAAGACAAATTGTTCCACGGTACACGGTAATTTTTTCACTGAACCATCAAATGTATAGAAAGAATCTTGTGACATCCAAAAGCTATTACCATTTAAATCAATGCCTGCATGTTGACCAATGATGCCACAGTTCTGGCCTAGTTGTCGTAGACCAAAAGTAAAAGGGGGACCAATAAACTGTAAAGAGTGAAGAGAAGTATCTGTCCATACTAATGTTTGACCTCTTGAGCGTTCAGCAGCAATGATCCGTGATCCGTCGGCAATCCTTAGTGAACCTGCGGTATTCTCTGCGGTGGGAGTATAGTTGTTAATATCTTCTTGATCCGAGAATCGGAGTAATAAATCATCTTGGGTGGCAGGATTACCAATCGTCGTTTCGGTACCAAATAAAATTAAATGTCGGTCTGGAGAAGATACTAAACTAAGGCGTGAAGTTGTCGGAGCATTCGCTACAATCGCAGCTCTTGTTGAAGTACCAGCAGAGGTATCCCAACGATAGGTACCACCATTTAATTGAGTCGCAATTAAGTCTTCACCAAAGTTATCAAGTGACCATTGTCTTGCTTCCAAGGTTACATTAGAAACGGTGGAAGGTTCTCCCCAACCTCCTAAACCATAACCATCGGTTCCCCAACCATAAGCAGCAGTTGAGAAAGCCGGGCCAGGATTAATTTGATAAGCTGCATTACCCGCACCACCCCCGCCTGCGGTGGAACCACTAGCAGTTGAAGTATGAGTGACAGTATAAGCTGACGTATTGACAACGGAAGTCACTTCAAATTCTTGATTCATATCAAGTCCATCAATCGTGGAGAAAGAATCAAAAGTAACAAAACTACCTTGTTCACAGCCATGACCTGCATCGGTGACTAAAACAGTAGCTGTACCATTGGTTGTAAAAGGATCGGTTAAAGCTTCCGTATCTCGAATAGGAGTGATGTCAGAAATAACTCCTTCTTCGTATACGTATAATTTTCTATCAGTGCCAAAGGCATCGTACCTCGTGCCATCTAAAGCGATCCAAGCATGCTGATCTCGTACTACACCGACAATCGTGGTTTCAACAAACTTGTCCCAACCTTTGATTTTTTGGGGAAGGCCATTAAAAAAGCGTACATTATCCGAGTCAACCCATTGTCCTTGACCCGTGTAATCTGTGACTTCTTTGTTAATGCCTGGTTTTATTGTAAAATTTGTAAGTGGCATGACGCCTACTTTACATCATCTTTTTTAGCAAATAAAGAGCCAACATGCCCTTTAAAAGCACGATTTCCAAAATGTGTAAGAGGCATCGCTATATCTGCCCAAATCTCTCCACCACATTCTTGCCATAATCTTGAGAAGTAATAATCTTCTGAAAGATATCTTTTTTTACCGTTAGTTTCATAAGGACCAACGGCAAACAAATCGTAGCAATTATCAGAACTAAAAGACCTACCATTAATTATTTGATCAGATTGATATTTTCTCTCTGGAAACTTTTTCATCATGGTTCGAAAGACTTCTCTTTTTACTAACATCATACCTGTTGCAGCTTCAGACACTTTACAAAAACCATTTTCCATCTGTACGTTTTTAGGGTCATCAAAGTTTAAGTTATATCCTAGTGACTTAACTTCTAACTCATCTTCTGTTGCATTAGGATTTTTTTTCATTGTTTCAATTACCTTTTCCCAATGAATATGTTTTCGAGGATAGATACCGCAAGCAACATCTTTATCTGCGCACAAAAGTCTTTCAATGTTTTGAGCTTGAAAACCTATATCAGCATCGATAAATAATAAGTGAGTTGCCACATAATCAGTCTGATCCATCATCATAGAAACAACAGTATTTCTAGCTCTAGTAATAAGGCTCTCATTACCCATGGTTTGGACACGCATTCCTACCCCTTTGGCTATGGACCATTGTTGTAATTGTAGTAATCCATGCATGGTATTTTCTGTCAACATTCCACCATACATGGGCATACCTAAGAATATTTTAAAATTCTTATCTTTCAGTTCTTCTGGTTTTATCATGTTTTTAAGTATCCTATATTCTTTCGTTTATCGTAAGCCCACTCTGGGTAGTGTGAACCATCCATATCAATGTAATGTAAAAACGCTTGAGCGCAATGATCACCTTGAAATTTATTTCTCCAATGTACTAATTCTTCTCCCATATAAACTACACCGTCTCCTGGTTTCAAAAGTATTTCTCCTTTTATACTGTAGCCATTATCAAGATCCCTATCTTTATTTGGCTCACCCATATAAATTGACCAAGGATCACCACCAAAATTTAAAGTTATGGAATACTCACAAGATGGTCTATCCATGTGAGGTTTTAAAATTTCACCTGTAGTATACACCCTTGAATAAGTATATGTTGGGCATAATTTTTTTTGAGTAATTGTAGAGATTTTATCTTGAAGAAAAGTAGACAGTGTTTCGATATTTAAATCAGCATAACACTTTCTAATATATTCATCATCACCACTATTTCCACTATCAGAAAATTCACGATTTGTGCAAGCTTTGATAACTAAATAATTATAAATAAAAGAAGTTAATTCAGGACTAACTAAATTAGATATATATACATATTTATTTTGTTTAAAAAAATCTACAGGGTCCATATCACCAAAACTTTTCTTTCTCCTTTTTTTAGAGGACTTACTTTGTGAGGGTACATAAAATTAGAAGGAAAGCAGATAAAATCTCCTGCGCCTAGTTTTAACCCTTCTTCTTGATTATGAACAAAAAGTTCTCCACCTTCATATTCATTTGAAGAATTAAGTCCTACCAAAATTGTTAGACTTCTAGGGGCATCAGCATAGTGATCAACATGGTAGTTATAGTGGCCACCATTATCTTTATCGTAATGTAAAAATTGAAAATAAGTTTTTCTAGAAAAATACCAGCTAGATACTTTTTCTTTGTATAGTGTCTCAACACTTGAAACAAATCTTTTTAAATCATTATATATAATTCTTTTTGAAACAGAGTTTTCGATTGATTCTTCTTGAAAATCTCGAACCTTTACTGATCTTATTGATTTATTAGTACCAGATGCAATAAGACCTTCAGTCCAACCTTTATCGGACATATCTGTATAAAGAACATTGTTAATTAAATTAACTAAACTATTTTTCATATACTCTTTAGAATGAAGAGTATAATCAATAACTTGATCTTTTAAGTTAAGCACCTAAAATGTTATTTTTTGCGATAGTAGCAGCAGTTTGTGCAGAAGTATGTGCGTTTGCTAAATCAGTCTCATATGATGCTGAACTTGTATCTAAGTTAGCTAATAAATTTTGATGCTCTGTATCGTAAGTTTCCCAATAAGCTTTTTCACCATTCCATCTTGTAATCATGGTATTTGCCCAAGAAGGAATCTCTGATTCTGTGATCTCTTGATTTTGTGCATCTCCGTCAAACTCAATCCAGCCAGAACTTGTTGCTGGTCTATACTGTAAAGCATGAACATTTGCAGGAACTAAATCATGACCAGGTAAGTTTAAATAAGCAACTCCATCAATGATTACATCGACTTCTGTATTACCAGAATACATTTTAGGTCCATCGTTGGTATTGGAGATATTGATATCAGCATCATTTATAATAGTAAGCTGATTATTTATTGTTACGTTGTTTATTGTTATGGGCATCTTTTTTTCCTTTAATTCCTTTCTTTGTACCAATTTTTTTATTAGAAAGCAATGAAATATCTTCACTGATATCCTCACCATTTTCTAAAGCTTGTTGACTTTCAGCAATATTCCTCCATATACTGCCAACTTGTTTTGTAGGGTCTTCTTTTTGTTTTTTTGATTGTTCGTTTACTAAGGCTAAAGTTACCATATTTGCTTTTACCATCTCATTTCTAAATGATTCAACAGAAGCATTTGTTTGCACTTGTTTTCCTGTATTCTCAACTAAAAGTAAAGGTATCCAAGCAATAGAACATCCCCATTCTTGAACGTTTTGACCAGATTGTGGATGTTTTCCTTGTAGCATATTGTACCAAATACATTGATGTTTAATACATTTTTTGTTTAGTAGAGGGCACTTTCCGTCTGGATCGAATATTGGCATTTTCTATAATAATTTACAACTAATCTTTAGTACATGCAATAACATTTGCAAATTTTACATCCATAGCAGGAACTGAAAGACTAGTTGTAGCACTAGCACTACCAGTAAGTGACATACTTCCTGATATTGGGTGAGAGTGCGAACCACCTCCACCCGCAGCGCCTGTGTTTGGTGCTCCAACATTATTCTGTCTTAAATTACCAGTATTAACTACATAGGTTCCATAGATCACGTTGTGAGTGTGAGAAGCTAATGTGGGAGTTGAAATAGTGGCTGATCCCACAGAATAGTTTTGAGAAAGAGAAGCTCCTGCAATATCAGAAAAAGAAATAGGACCAGAAGCTGTTGCTTTTGAGCCTGTAAACACTGTACCAAAAGCGTCAGAACCACCTGTTCCTCCTCCCGATCCTGTTACAACTCTCATTATTGTCGTATTTATTGAGGCATCTGTGTTTTGTGTCCATCCGCTAGGAGCTGAACTTTGATAAAACATTGCTGTTGTTCCTGAAGGGATACTAGAAACACCTGTTAGAGAAGAACCATTACCAGAATATGTGGTTGCATTTACTGTTCCATTGGAAGCGGTGAAAACAGAACCATTCACGGTCAAAGTATTTTTAATACTTAATGTGCCTAAAGAGTTTGCAAAAAGATCAACTACTGTATCTCCATTTTTACAATAAAGAATTGTATGAGATCCTTGAACAACTTCAACACTATTAGCTCCATGACCTGTAGGCGCAATATCGAGAGTGAACGAACCAGAAGTATTATTATATATGTAATAATAGTTTTCTACCGCAGGAAGGAAAACATGAATATTGCCTGTTAATGTTCCTGTAAGTTCAATGACTTTATTAGCTGCTTCAGCAGTTGGATCAGCGTTGCCTGTTGTAAGAGTAACATTAGCTGAACCTGCAACAGACTTAGTAATATACCCGGCAGTGAATTTATCAATGGTTTGTAAATTTGTATTGGTATTGTTTCCCCAAGTATTGGCGTTAGCGCCTGTTTCTTGAAGTTCTAATTTATAACTATCTGAATATGTGCTTGCCATTTTTTAATCCTTTGTCGCCACTATTGAGTCTACATATTTTAAGTCCATAGAAGGAACAGAAGCAGAAATAGGTGATGTTAGAGTTCCACTTATTGAAAAGCCAGAGATAGAGTGGCTGTGACTTCCTCCACCACCTGTGTTACTTGAAGTAGGCGGTGGTGGTTCATTAAAAGGTGAACCGTTATCAGGAACATATTGAGTATTACCACTTCGTGCATTTGCTGTTCCTGCGTTCCTGTTATAAGTATGTGAATGAGAAGCTATTGTGGGTGTACTTAAAGTTGTTGCACCTGCCGACAATGAACTACTTATACTTAAACTACCTGTAGAAATGGGGACATCTGTCCCTGTTGCTGATTTTGATCCTGTAAAAGTAGAAGAAAAAGCATCAGAACCACCAGTTCCACCACCAGTTCCAGAGACCATTTGTAGACAGCATTCGGAAAGAGTTGCGGAAGTATCGGTTGTAAATCCTGTCGGGGCAGCAGTTTGAACAAACATTGCTTTTGTTCCTGACGCAAACTCACCTACTCCTGTTAAACCCGCTCCATTACCAACTAAATTAGTAGCTGCTACTGTTCCATTAGCATTTAGTGTAATATTGTCTCCAACTTTTATTTCAGTTTTGGTAGATAAGTTACCGAAAGAATTTGCAAATAAATCAATAACTTTATTCCCTGTACAGTATTGAATCGTATGAGCACCTTGAACAATAGCCACTCCATTTGCAGAATGTCCAGTAGGAGCCACTGTTAATGAAAAAGATCCTGATGTGTTATTAAAAAATATATAATTGTTTTCCACTGCTGGGATGAATACATAAATATTTCCTGTCAGTGTTCCTGTAAACTCTATTACTTTGTTTGAAGCTTCAGCGGTGGGATCTGCATTATTGCTAGTTAAAGTAACATTAGCTGAACCTGCAACAGACTTTGATAAATATCCCGCATTAAAAGCGTCAATAGTTTCTAAGTTTGTATTGGTATTATTACCCCAAGTGTTAGCGTTAGCTCCTGTCTCCATGAGCTCAAGTTTTAAACTATCTGAATATGTGCTTGCCATTATGCGTCCTTACTCGCAACTATAACATTTGCGTGCTTACAGTCCATACCTGGAACAGACAAAGAAACAGAAGGCGCACTTATGTTTCCAGAAATACTTGCTGAACCTGAAAGTGGGTGGCTATGTCCACCACCTCCACCTGTACTACCAGTAGCTGAGTTATGATAATATGTAAGTCTTGTTGTGGCAGAACCTCCATCAACTCTAGAAAATGAGGAACCATATATACCAAGTGGGTGATTGTGACTAGGAATTTCTGGTGAAGATAAGGTATGAGCGGTAGCGCTACCACCACTAACACTTAAAGGTGAAACTCCCGCAGTGCCAGATCCTGTAGTAGATTTTGATCCTGTAAAAACAGAATCAAAAGCATCTGTTCCCCCTGTTCCCGCACTACCAGATGTGATAACTCTTAAAGTAGCATTAGCTAATGTTGAAGCTGTATTTTGTGTCCAACCTGTAGGTGCAGAAGCTTGAAGAAAAACCATTTGAGTGCCTGCATCAAGAGTAGTAACTCCATCTAAACCAGCACCATTTCCTGTAAAAGTAGAAGCTGTCAATAATCCGTTAGCCGCAACGGTGACATTAGAAGCGATATTAGCAGTTCCTTTGACACTCACTGTTCCTAGAGAATTTGCAAAAAGGTCAACAACAGTATCTCCAGTGCAATACTGAATTGTGTGAGCACCTTGTGTAATCTCTACTCCGTTTGCTGAATGACCTGTTGGCGCTATTGTAAGAGTAAATGCTCCTGAAGTATTGTTAAAGAAAATATAATTATTTTCTACAGCAGGGATAAATACATATATGTTTCCAGTAAGAGTACCTGTAAATTCAATTACTTTTTTTGCCGACTCAGCGGTAGGATCGGAATTCCCTGTTGTTAGTGTAACATTAGCTGATCCCGCTACTGACTTAGCTAGATAACCTCCGCCAAAAGCATCAATGGTTTGTAAATTTGTATTGGTATTGTTTCCCCAAGTATTGGCGTTAGCACCTGTTTCCATGAGTTCTAGTTTAAGTCTATCTGAGTAAGTTGATGCCATTTATGCTGCTACCTCTATCCATGTGTTATTTGCTCCTGTGACTACATTTGCCCAAGGAGTTGACCTCATATTACCTAAAATTACAGACATTTCAACACCTGTTGGAGTCACTAAAGCATCACCTGAAACAGTTGCAGTTCCGTCAGCAAACTGCATTGAAACTCCTGTAGGTAAGACAGTAGCGTTCGCTATAATAGTAGGAGCACCATCTTGAATTTGTAATCCAAATCCTGTAACAGGAATAATATTATCTGTTTGTGTTGCAATAACACCTATTTCTGTATCTATTTGTTCGCCTGTGACAGGGACATCAGAGTTAGCTGCGATAGTAATTGTCCCTGTATTTGATGCTATTTCTTCACCTGTTAAAGTTAAGTTAGAATCACCTGTCATTGCAAGTGTTCCTGTATCAAAGGTCGAAGTGACTGCTGTTGGATCTACTTGTGTAAAGATGTCAATATTAACTGCACCAATAGCAAAATCCATTTGATCACCTGGAGCAGATGTCGTGACATTACCGTCAGCTATAATTGTTGGATTTTGTATTACTACAGTAGAAGAAACCCCTGTTGGTGTGACTAGGGCATCTCCTGTCATCGCAAGAGTGCCTGTAGCTGTTGTTGCTAGGACTGTTGTCGGTTGAACAGTTTCACCTGTACCTGTGATAATTGTTGGTGTACCAATATTCGTGGATAATTGTTGTCCAACAAGATTTGCAAAGATAGTGATATTCTCACCCCATGCAAATGATCCCCAAGTATTTCTTCCCCAACCTGCGTCAACGGTCGCAATAATTTCTTCAGTGCCATCAGCAAACGACATTTCGACGCCTGTTACAATAACACCATGACCTTCTTGAGCCTCTAGTGTTCCCGTTGCTGTGTTTGATTGAACTCCTGTTAAAGGATAAATAGATTCAGCTTCACCTGTGGCTGTGCCTAAGACAGCTCCTGATGAAACTCCTGTGGGTTGAACGACTGCGTCAGCAGTTATTGTAAGCGTACCTACATTAGTATTCGATTGCTCGCCTGTGACGGATACAGGAATGAATTCACCGAACTCACCCTCACCCCAGGTGCCTCTACTCCAACCTTGTAGGTCTGCCATGGTAAGGATCTCCTAGGATTAGGAAATCCTTAAAATAGCACTACTT